TCGGTGATTTGGTTGATACTGCAGAGATGATGGGTATTGTAGAGCGTACAGGTGCTTGGTATGTTCTACCAGATGGAACTAAGTTGCAGGGTAGAGATAAGTTCGTGGCTCGTGTTCGTGAAGACCTAGACCTACAAGACGATATCAAGGCTAAGGTTATGAATGGGTAAGTACACAGTTTATCCAGGCAGATTTCCTTGCCATACTTGCAGGGTAGAAGTTAAATCAGTTAGATTATATGCAATTGAAAAACTAATTACTTGGATGTGCCCTGAAAAACACTTAAATGAAGTAAGCCTTGAGACCAAGAGAAAGAAAGATTATGAGCGAGAGAAGCGAGAGTAAACGTATTGGTGCTAAACAGCATAAGAACTCTGGCAGGGGAACTCATAAAGGAGATGCTTCATGGGAAGGATTTACTGTTGATTTCAAAGAAGTTGGGAAGTCCTTCACCCTAAACAAAGAGGTATGGGCTAAAGCAACTACTGATGCTATAAGGAATAATGATAATCCAGCAATTGTAGTTGTCCTTGGTGAAGAGGGTATTAAAACAAGATTAGCAGTCATCGAGTTGTCCCTATTAGAGATGATACTTGACCTACTACCGCCTAATAGTGTATAATAGAATTACAACATTAAGGATATTAAAATGGAACAAACAACAATTGAACAGGTCAACGGTCTTACAGAGATTGCTGACTTTATGGATGATGAAGAACTGACTACTGCTCTTACTTTTATTGCTAAGGTAATCCTTAAGCCAGATATTCCTCTTAACGTTGCACAAGTAGAAATCGTTCGCTTACAAGCAATTGCTGCGAAGATGTCTTTTAAAGCCACATGGCTAACTAACGTAGATAAAGGAGACAGAGCGAAAAAGAATATTTATTATACCGCTGCTGAGGCTATCAACAACCTCGTTTCGGCTCTTAAATATATTACTCGCTAGTGTTATTATGGCAAAAAATTTATTAAGTCAGGTAATGATTAAAAAGGTAGAAAACAATCCAAACTCTAAGCCATCATTCCTAGACAAACAAGCACTCATTGATAAGATTAACTCTGGCTATACTGTAAATCGTGTAGACAAGTTTCAAACAAAGAAAACATTTGCACCTAGTACAATTGCATTCTCTCATGGAGAATGTCCACGCTATTGGTATCTAGCCTTTGAGGGTGCAAACTTTGTGGACAATGCAGATGCTTATGGTGGTGCCAACATGACTGCTGGTACAAAAGCACACGAAAGAATTCAAGAGGCTATGGGCAACGTTCCAGGACTTCTTGTAGATTCAGAGTTCAAGGTAACATACAACGACCCACCAATCTTTGGTTATGGTGACGTTATTTTGAATTGGGAAGACAAAGAATTGCTTGGCGAAATCAAGACAATGCCTAATGAAGGCTTTGAGTATCGTAAAAATGCAGGTAAGCCAAAGTTGGGTCATATGATTCAGTTGCTTATCTACATGAAGATTCTTAATAGAAGCAAAGCAATCCTGATTTATGAGAACAAGAACAATCACGAACTGTTGATTTTTCCTGTAGAATTAAATCAGTACATGTACGAGTGGGTAGAGAACACTTTTGAATGGATGAGAACTGTTCGTAAGGCTTGGGAAGACAAAACCCTGCCAGAGAAAAACTATCGTTCTAATTCAAAGATATGCAAGACATGCCCTATACAAGCGGCTTGTGCTTCTGCAGGTTCTGGAGAGATAAAAATTAAATCTCTGGAGCCTTTAAATGAAGAACAAACATTGTGATTGGTGCGACAATCTATTCCAAACTAAATTATCTTATCAGATATACTGTTCGCCAGAATGTAGACAGTCAGCAACTAAAGAAAAGATTGCTCAAAAATATCTGAAAGATAAAGTTAAAAAACGTGCTGGTAAGATTAGACCATGCAAAAATTGTGGCAAACAATTATCAATTTATACAGAAGAAGTTATTTGTCAAGCATGCGATATTAATCCAGATGATGTTAAAGATGCTCTCAAAGAGATTAAGGATATCCTAAATGGTAAAATTAAATTTGACTAAAAAGCCAAAACGTTTCTGTGCTATTGATGCTAGTACAAATAGTTTAGCATTTGCTATCTTTGAAGATGACAGAATTATTGCTTGTGGTAAAATTAAATTTGAGGGCGTATCTACCTATGACAAGGTTATGGATGCTGCCAAGAAGACCAAAGCCTTCTTTGATAAGTTTGATTTTGATACCATCATCATTGAACACACAGTATTTATGAATAGCCCTAAAACTGCTGCTCAACTGGCTATGGTTCAGGGAGCCTTGCTTGGGGCTGCTTCTATGTCTGGGGTAAAAAAGATTGGTTCAGTATCTCCTATGACTTGGCAAAACTTTATTGGTAATAAAAAACTAACTAAAGAAGAAAAGCATGAAGTTCAGAAGAAGAATCCAGGCAAATCAGTTTCCTGGTTCAAGAATGAGGAACGAAATATTCGAAAGCAAAGAACAATTAACTTTGTTAATATAAACTATGATAAGCAGTTAGAAGATGACGATGTTGCAGATGCTTGTGCTATTGGACATTGGGCTTTGAAAAACTGGGACAAGGCATTTGGATACTAATGGCTAATAAGTTTTATACAAATGAAGCATGGTTACGCAAACGATTCCATGTAGATAAGAAAACTCCAGAGCAGATTGCTTTAGAGTGTGGCACTAGCGTAGAAACTATATATGTTTATCTAGCCAAGTTTAAACTAAGGAAGTCAAAGAGATGAAAAAAGTAAAATCAGTTAAACTACAAGAAACAAAGTTTAGCAGGGAGAATGAATTGCAAATTGGCAATTTTACTATTGCTAAAGGTGATATCATTAAAATAGAGGGAGAACATGGTATTAAATTTAAATTTGATGCTGTTGTGACTAATACTGAAAATGGTAAAGTCTGGGTAGACTGCTTTGAAATGCAGAAGTCAACTGCTACTGCATGGCGTTCGTTTGACCCTGAAAGAATAAAACGTATTCCAACAAAGCGAGGAAAGCAAAAGAAAAATGTCGATTGAAGATTTAACAATTGAACATCTCGATGAGATGAATAAAGTTGTGGAGAAGTATCTCCAGGGTGAAGAGCCTACCCAAATTTCTAAAGAACTTGCAATGCCAAGACAAAAGGTAGTTGCTCACATTAATCAATGGCGTGTAATGGCTTCTGACAATGCTGCTATTCGTGCTCGTGCCAAAGAAGCATTGGTGGGTGCAGATACACATTATAATAAATTAATTAGTAAAGCATATGAAGTTATGGATGATGCAACCACTGTTGCTAATCTTGGTGCTAAAACCGCTGCAATCAAACTTGTTATGGATATTGAAAGCAAGCGTATTGATATGCTACAAAAGGCTGGTTTGCTTGAGAACAAAGAACTTGCAGAAGAGATGCTAGAAATTGAGCGTAAGCAGGATATCCTTGTTGGTATTCTTAGAGATGTTGCATCCGAATATCCGCAGGTACGAGATGAGATTATGCGTAGACTTTCTCAGGTATCAAGAGAACAAGAGGTAATTACAATTGTCAATGTTCAATGATTTCTTTGAAGTACTAAAGAGTAACGTATTTGCAGAGAACCCAGTAGATGTAAAAACATTTGTTGAAGGCGAAGACTATCTTGGTCAGCCACCACTATCTCAAATACAGTATGACATTGTTGAAGCGATGTCTCAAATCTATAGGCTAGAAGAAGTTGTTGAATTACTTGGCGAAGAAGAAGGTCGTAGATATTACAATAAGTATACTAAGAATGAAGTTATCCTACAACTTGGCAAAGGTTCTGGTAAAGACTTTGTATCTACAGTTGCTTGTTGCTATATCGTTTATAAATTACTTTGTCTTAAAGACCCTGCTCGTTATTTCGGTAAGCCTACTGGTGACGCTATTGATATTATCAACATTGCGATTAACGCACAACAGGCTAAAAACGTTTTCTTTAAAGGCTTTAAAAATAAGATTGAACGTTCCCCTTGGTTTGCTGGCAAATACTATGCAAAGGTAGATAGTATTGAGTTTAATAATGCTATTACTGTTTACTCTGGTCACTCTGAGCGTGAGTCTCACGAAGGTTTAAACCTTCTTCTAGCAGTATTGGATGAGATTTCTGGTTTTGCTAATGAAGTTAATACTGGTAATGAACAAGGAAAAACCGCAGACAACATTTATAAAGCGTTCCGTGCCTCCGTAGACAGTCGTTTTCCAGACTTAGGCAAGGTAGCACTACTATCTTTCCCACGTTATCCTGGAGACTTTATTAGCCAAAAGTATGACTCTGTGATAGCAGAAAAAGAAGTAGTAATAAAGAAACATAAGTTTATTATGAATCCTGACTTGCCAGAAGATGCAGAAGGCAACAGTCTTGAGATTGAGTGGGAAGAGGACACTATTCTATCTTACAAATTTCCTGGAATGTTTGCTATCAAAAGACCAACCTGGGTTGTAAATCCCACTAGAAAA